TTGCGTCAATTTGCATCTTGTGTTCTCGTTGATGTTGATGACACCCTCGATAGTATCTTTAGCAGCGATATGGCTATTGGTAAATACGTCGCACAGAGGGCTGGCATTGGTATTAACGCAGGCAGAATCCGTGGTATCAATGCTAAAATCAGAGGTGGAGAGGTACAACACACAGGTGTGGTCCCCTTCCTTAAAAAGTTTGAATCAACTGTCAGATGCTGCACTCAAAACGGCATCAGAGGTGGTTCTGCTACAGTTCACTTTCCTATCTGGCACCAAGAAATAGAAGACATTCTTGTTCTTAAGAACAACAAAGGAACAGAAGATAATAGGGTGAGGAAACTTGATTATTCAATCCAACTCTCCAAACTTTTTTATGAAAGATTTATTCAAAATGGAGAAATTACCTTATTCAGTCCTCATGATGTGCCTGGGCTCTATAATTCTTTTGGCACTGATAGGTTCGATGAGCTTTATATACAGTATGAAAAAGATTCAAGTGTACCAAGAAAAACTGTGGGAGCTCAGGAACTCATTCTTAATTTATTGAAAGAGAGAGCAGAGACTGGTCGTATTTACATCATGAATATTGACCACTGCAATACTCATTCTTCATTTAAAGATAAGGTTGAGATGAGTAACTTGTGTCAGGAGATTACACTACCTACTTACCCTCTACAACATATTGATGATAGAACAGGTGAGATAGCATTATGTATTCTTTCTGCTGTCAATGTTGGTCAGATTAGATCTGATAAAGAGTTAGAAGATTTGTGTGACCTGGCAGTCAGAGGACTGGAGGAGTTGATTGATTATCAGGAGTACCCTGTCACTGCTGCTGAAGTTGCTACAAAGGCACGTAGGTCCCTTGGAATTGGGTTTATTGGACTTGCACATTACCTTGCCAAACTTGGATACTCCTATGGGTCTCAAGAGGCATGGAATGCTGTGCATGGACTGTCTGAGTCCTTCCAATATTATCTGTTGAAGTCTTCCAATCAACTTGCCAAAGAAAAAGGACATTGTGAATACTTTGGTAGAACAAAGTATGCTGATGGTATTCTTCCAATTGATACATACAAGAAGGACGTAGATGAAATCACATCAGAGGCACTGCAACATGATTGGGAAGGTCTTAGAGAATCTATCAACACCCATGGTCTTAGGCACTCAACACTGTCCGCACAGATGCCTTCAGAGAGCAGTTCCGTTGTGTCAAACGCAACAAATGGTATTGAACCACCTAGAGACTACCTGTCCATTAAAAAATCAAAGAAAGGTCCTCTTAAGCAGATTGTTCCCTCCTACACCACTCTGAAAAATAATTACACACTGTTGTGGGAAATGCCTGACAACACAGGTTACATTAATATTGTATCTGTGATGCAAAAGTTTTTTGACCAAGCAATCTCTGGCAATTGGTCCTATAATCCAGAGAACTACCCCAACAATGAGGTTCCTGTTTCTCAAATGGCAAATGATCTTCTTACTACATATAAGTATGGTTGGAAGACCTCATATTATCAAAATACACATGATATGAAGTCTGATGAGGTTGAGGAGGATAAGTCTTCAAATCTAAATAGTCTATTAAACGAACTAGAACAAGTAGAGGAGGGAGAGTGTGAATCCTGTGCAGTTTAAGGTAAGTTCAGTGAATAATACAATTGAAGATAGAAAAGTCAAGGGAATGACTGTCTTTAACAGCACTCCACACGACTATAAAAAGCAACCAATGTTCTTTGGGCAACCTCTTGGTGTCCAAAGATATGACTCCTATAAGTATCCTATCTTTGAGAAACTAACCACTCAACAGTTAGGATATTTCTGGAGACCTGAAGAAGTTTCACTGCAGAAAGATCGTGGTGACTATCAGACCCTGAGACCAGAACAAAAGCACATCTATACCAGTAACCTCAAGTATCAAATCCTGTTGGACTCTGTACAAGGTCGTGGTCCTGGTATGGCTTTCATTCCATACTGTTCCCTACCTGAACTTGAATCCTGCATGGAAGTTTGGGGATTTATGGAGATGATCCATAGTAGATCATACACATATATTATCAAGAATGTCTATCCTGACCCATCAGAGGTCTTTGATAAGATTTTATATGATGAACGCATCCTTGAGCGTGCTGCTAGTGTAACTGGTGCCTATGATGATTTCATTAACGCTGCTCAAGAGTATGGCACAAGTAACTTGTGGGAAGATGATTTTAGAGACTCTCCAACATCATCCTGGACCAAAAGAGATGTTAAAAGGAAACTATACAGAGCTGTTGCGAACGTTAATATTCTTGAGGGTATTAGGTTCTATGTTAGTTTTGCTTGCAGTTTTGCATTTGGTGAACTCAAACTTATGGAGGGATCTGCAAAGATTATCTCACTGATTGCTAGAGATGAAAACCAGCATCTTGCTATCACTCAAAATATTTTGAACAAGTGGAAGCAAGGTGATGATCCTGAGATGGCAGAGATTGCCAAGGAAGAAGAAGAGACTGTCTATGCAATGTTTGAGAGAGCAGTAAATGAAGAAAGAAACTGGGCAGACTATCTGTTCCAAGATGGTAGCATGATTGGTCTCAATGATACACTTCTCAAAAAGTATGTTGAATGGACTGCCAATCGTAGAATGAAAGCATTGGGTCTTAAACCCATTTATGATATTGCTGCTAATGCAAATCCCCTGCCTTGGACACAACACTGGATCTCCTCTAAGGGTCTCCAGGTTGCTCCACAGGAGACAGAAGTTGAAAGTTATGTAGTTGGAGGAATTAAACAAGATGTCAAAAAAGACACCTTCTCAGGATTCAAACTTTGAGCAGATTTGGTGGGAGATGGAGGAGATTGAACCTCTCACTCCCTTCCAACAAAAAGTGAAAGCAAAAAAGATTGATGATTATCATTTTCATGAGAATGATATATATAACACTGAAATGAACAAATTATGTGGAAGAGAGTAAGGAGTATCCTGAGTATGAAAATCCCTGGAGATATTTGGGCACCTGCTTTGACGGGAGCCTTATTGGGGATAACTGGGGTTTTGTTTATAACATTACCAAATAAAGATAGAAAACGAAGGAGAGTTACATCTGAAAGCAACTGGCGCAACTACTATGGATCTTGTCCAGAGCTTAAAGAAGATGTTGCCAGATTCGGAAAGGAATCCTTTAGAAGAACTATATTGAGTCTCCACACCACTGTAGGGAAGACCAACTATGAAGAGACCAGGCAGCTCTTCATAAATAATGTCCTGATTGAGAGCTTGACAGATGGGACGCCTGCCTTTTATAATAGCAACATCCTTGGTCGTTATTACAGGAAGGACTATTTCACCTATGATTGCTAAAGCATTGATTT